ACTCCAAATTTAAGATCTTCTTCTTTGTTAAAATTATTTCTCCATGTTCTATTAGCGTCATCATAGTTATTTAATAAAGAATTAGCTCTAGCTGTAGATTTAGCTTTAGTATCGTTAATTATTTTAGCCATGTTAGCCGGTATAAATTCAGTTTGCATTTTACCGTCCTTAGAAACTTCAAGGTATTTTTTATCTAATAATAAATAAGCATCATTATATTGTAAACTATTATCTATAATAGATACTTGCTTACCGTCTACGTCTAAAGAGCTTGGAGTCTGTAGCATCTTTATATTCTCTGCTTTTAAATTCAATATAACACCTGGATCGTAAGCTAACCAAGTTAAAGCTGGTTTATCAACTGTCATGCCATCTAATAATGATCCAGCATATTTCAACCTTATTTCTCCGTCGTCACCTATGTAGTACTCTTCAGATGCGTCATCACCTGCTAAACCACTTCTAATAGCCATAGTTTTACACCAAACCGGAGTGTCTTTACCTACTAAAGCCATACCTTCTGCTTGACCTGGATTTTTAGCATCTTCTAAGCCAAAATACTCCACCATAAACATAGCATCAGTATCTTTACCAATTTCTATTATCTGATATAACTCTGTTAAAGACTTATTTAAACTAGACAAAGCAACACCAGCGTCATTTCTTTCTTCTCTTGTTCCAGCTTGAGCAACAGCAGTATCAGCATGATAAATACCCCATATAAGATCATTACCTAATTTAGATAATGATGGATTGTTTATACCACCTTTTTTTATGTTTTTTAATGCTTCTTCTTGATCATCAAAAAGTCTAGCAGCTACGTCTCTTTGAGTCGTGGCGGCTTCGTCTTGAGAAGCAGACATAGAAGCTTTGTTTTTTCTTATAGATTCAGCTGTATCTACCCCTAAATTGTCTATGGCGCTTGTCCATAGTTCATTGGCTTCCTTACTTACAGATGTAAAAGTACTTTGTTTTGCTTCCATATTTATTATCCTAATTTTCCAATACCTACACTACCCATACTACCTACGGCACTAATTCCAGCGTTTATTGAATCAGCTTTTGCTTGAGTGGCTGCTGCCTGTTGAGCCGCTGCACCTGTTATTTGAGCTTGCTTACGGTCTAATTGTTGCATTTCTCTTTCTTCTGTTCTTCTGAATTTTAAATCTTTTGCCTGAACATCAACATCTTGCATTCTTTTAGCTTCGCCTCTTAATTCGCCTTGAACTCTTCTAGATTCGTTTAATTGAATACCTTGAACTCTTTCTTCTCCTTTAGCTGCTAGTTTCTGGTTGTTAGCCTCTTGTTGTTCTATGCTAGCGGAAACACCTTTTTTACTCTCTAATGCCATTCTAGCTAAAGCAGTGGCTCCACCGGCGCTTGCTCCTGTAGCTCTAAGAGTGTCAAGAGTATTAGCTAAAGCGATATCAGCTTCTTCAACTTGCATCTCTGCAGCAGCTGTAGATACAGATAAATTAGCAAAAGGATTAGACGCTATTGAGCTTACGTCTGAAATCATAGCAGATAAATCTGTTACTCCTTCGTAGGGATTAATTATATCTTGTCTATCGTTCTCAAGTTCTTCAAGTTCACCCGTTAATCTGTTTTTATTACTACGCGCTCTTCTTTCTGCTTTACCAGCAGAAACAGCCCCTATAGCGCTACCAGTTATAGCCACTGCAGCACTAGCTATAGCTATTATGCCAAAAGAAGCCTCTTGAACAGCTGGTTCAGCTAAATGTATTAATTCTTGTATCATAAGATTGTTTATTATTTTTATTTTAAAACAAGTAATGGATCATTAAAGTCTTCGGCTATAACTTCTTTTGTTACTTCTTCTACCGTTAATTTATCTGTAGCGTGAACTGTTATAAAAACACAATCTTCAATAACATTAATCAATCTTTTGGTTCCAGCTCTAGTTATTCCATGATAAGGACCTACTATTTCTTGCTTACCTTTATCAGAAACAACTATAATTTTTCCGCTTAAAACAAAAAAAGGATGGTCTTTTTTGTGTATTTTAGTTGTTATTATTTGACCTGCAGGCATAAATATTTCTCTTATGTAACAACCCCCAACGAATGTACTTTTTGTAGGGTTTTTTAATTCAAAATCATTTCCGGTTATTGCGGATGGATGCTGATGCATTGCGTCCTCTATTTTAAATAGATTTTTTCTAAATTCTTGTTTTTTAACGTCTAAAGTTACTTCCATTTAATTTAATTTAATATGATGATTCTACATATTGTGAAGACACTGCAAATAATTCTTTCATACCACCCACATCTGTTACTGTATCTGTAGATAGTTTTACTGTAGCAAAATAACCTTTTATACCAGTCATAGATGCTCCCCAAATGACCTCACCAGCCGCAGCTGGACTATTATTTATTAAATTTGCCATATATTTATTCTCTTTACGAGAAAAACCAGCGTGATTTATAGGAGGCGTTAACAATGCTGGATATTGATTGCCTTTGTCATCATAAGACCCTTGATTGTAGCTGTAAACTAAAGCTACAGTATCTTGAGTACCTAAGTTGTACACGTCCCCATCAGCATTTATTGGCGTTCCAACGCTTGCTACTCCTGTGATTCCAGACTTAAAGCTATCAACTTGCCAACCGTTACCTCCTTCGTAGTTAACTGTCTTAAATACTTTAGACATGCTAACTTTTGGATTAAAAATAAACTCTATATTAGCCTTTTGCTGTGTTCCATAAAAATTAGAGCGCTTAGCATCTGCAGCGTAATGCAACCATAAAACACCATTTTTAACAGTATAATATTGATTTTTAATGCTACCTCCATTATCCGGTTCGTAGCCAAAGAAACTAGTAAAGCCATTTACGCCATCGTCAAAAGTAACTGTTGAGTATGTTCCAGAGAAAGGTTGTAAAGATAACACATACTGTTTACTATGTATATCCCAAGCTCCTATCGCTTTACCTCTTTCATTAATTGATCTGTCTAATTCGCTTAGTTTGTCTCTAAAATAGTCAAACATACCATAATTAGATATTTCTGTTAAACCATCGTTAGAAAGCCTTAAAACCGCATTACGGTCTTTGTCTGTGAAGTATTTTCTATTACCGTAAACAGCAAAACTCTCTGGATTTCTACTTATACCAAAGTTGCCAGAATAAGGTTGAACTGCGCCTATAACAAGATTAGCGGATGTAACTGTTCCACCGCCTTCAGCTGAGTATATAGCGTCTTTATCTATTAAAGCTCTACTTACTTTAGATTCTTGAAATATGGTTAAATTAGTGTTTTCCGCATAAAGTCTTTGTATTGATCCGTTAGCTGGATCTACACTTTTTATTATATCTTCACCTACAGAAAAAACGTTTGTATCATTTATACCTGTTCTAGAGTTAAATATACCGGAGTATATCATTGAATTAACTCTTAAAGATGCCCTTGGGTTGTCTTCTACTAAATAAGCTCTTACGCCAGGCTGTACAGATGTATTATTGTAACCACCAGTTATTCTAGCTTCTTCTACAGCCCAATTATAAACGCTTGATGCTGCTGTTTTAGGATATGTATTGTCTCCTCTAGAGCCATTCCACATAGGTGCGCTATTAGGCGCTGCGTCACTTAATGTCTTTCTCAGTATAAAACTGTTGAAATATTTAACTTCTATTACTCCCATATTATATTATCACTTATTATTTAAAAAATCTCCAGTAAATTATTGAGGCCCAGGTCGCCCACCACCGCTACCTCCGCCACTTGGAACTTGTGGAGGGTATGGATTAAATGCTTCACCTACAACAGGTAACGCTGATTGCCTTATTTTTTTGCCATCAGTATCAAATCTTGCTGTATATTTTCTTTCAGAATTACTAGAAGAACTCATATCATTTTCATCTACTATCGTTGATATAAACGCTGAATTTTCTGTACCATACTTACTACTCACGCTATCTACAGCTTGCACTGATTGATATATATAGTAATCTCCTTGTCTTGCGGCTGGAACCCACTTTTGAGTTAAAGATTGTTCTCCAAAAAACTGAGTAACATACTTTAAAGACCATTCTCTAGCGTATACAGTCTGAAAAGTTGTTGGATTATTTGTAGTTAAGTTTTTAGCAATATCTCGAGTTAGTCTTCCTATAGGTGACACTCTATAAGCATATACCTCACTAGAAGATTCAGTTGCAAAAGGAGGATAGTAAAAATCACCGTAAGATATATCTACAAGGATTCTATTATCTGCTCTAGTAGCTCCCTGCGTTTTATATGGATTTTTATTTATCCAATTAGAAACCCAGGGTTTTGGTATAACTTTATTAAATAATTCTCCATCTACCGATTGACCTCCATCGACTGGATATAAAATTAATAATCTATAATCACCATATTGCTCATCAGCCTGTAAGTATCCTTGATCTTTTCCAAAAACAAAAGTTTTTGAAACTGTAGACGTAACCGAAGGTTGATCAGCCGCCTGAGGAAACCAAGCTGCGGCACCTACTGAGTCTTCTGCTACTCTATTTAAATCTGAAGTAGGTGTTATTTGGTATTTAGAAGAGTCTTTTAATATACCTGTTTTTGCAAAGTCATTCGACAAAGACGAATTCAAGCTAGCGTTGTTAATATTTATTTGCTCTGAACCAAAACGTATTTGAGAGCCCTCTACATCTAAAACACTCTGCCAAGCGCCTCCTGATGGTCTTACTTGTAAATAAGCAGTCCAAGAAACAGTGTTGTAATCTGGTATAATAGAAACATCTGAATTAAACGCGGTGTAAGGCCATTGTTGGAACTTAAAGTCAACCTTTAAGAAAGCTGTGCCTGCTGTTAAAGAATTATTTCCATTGCCAGCATTAGCATCTCTATAACCTGTCTTATAGTTTTTATTAATCATTCGATACCAGTTTGACTGACTATCTTGTGCAGGTAAATTTACGTTACCAGAGGATTGAACTAAGTCAGAGGTATTACTAAATTGACTTTGTGGTAGATTCAACTCGGCGTTTGCTGCCGTTCTTGAGCTATTGCTGAGTACGTCGTTAAAGCTATTTGGATATGGATCAGCTAAAGCAGTTGAATAATCGTCACACCAAAAAAAACCAGTAGATTGTATTCCTTTAGAAAGTTCATTTTGAGTTTGATCAGGAGCAACATATTTACCAAAACCTTCATTCATAGGTTGTTTTCCAGCAACAGCTCCTATTTGCACGGTATACGGCAAGTTACCAGAATCTCTTACTGTAACGTCAAAACTATAATTTCCACTGACGTCTAAAGGAGCAAAAACCTGTCCATCAGAAGGATTTATTCTTATTAGAGGTGTAGATGTTGGAACTTGATTTGTTATTTCCCAAGATAAATTGCTCGAAAGTTTGCCAGGTACAATAGTACCATTTACACCTAAAAAAGTAAATATTGGAATAGTTTCAATTGTTCTGTCTCCTGATATAGCTGGAAAATCAGAGCTTTGAAAAGGAACTTTATTAACTAAGTCCTTTACTATGGTGGGACCGATATTACCTAAAATTACCGCAGGAACGTCTACATTACCATAATTGATTATATTATTTAAGTCTGATTTATTTACAACGCTAAAAGTGAATATAAATGTATTCTCTAAAGCAGTTGTTTCAAAGTATTTAGGATTAACAACTTTTAACCTATAAGTTTTTTTATTGTCAACGTCAGCGCCATCTTCAAGCAACCAATCGCTTGTTATTACGGTTCCTTGTCCATTAGAAACGTTTACAAGTTTTATTTCTGCATTAGCTATAGGAACTCCATTTCCTAGGTCAGAGGGTAAAGTAGCTGTAAAATTTTCAACAACGGTAACTCCACTAGCAGAAGCCTCTGTTTGTGAATAAAGAAAACCATCCTCACCATTAGAGTTCCATCCTTCTAAAGTTCCATTGTCATTACCTGCTAACAAATTAAAATCGCTTATTAATCCAGTTGTAGAAGTTTCATAAAATATATCTAATAAAGATTCAAATGGAGCCGTTTCAAATACACCTAAAAATATATTTTGTCTAGTATACCCCGTTAGGCTATTTACTTGTGAAGAACCTATTGGTTTAGGTAGTGGTGTAGAAGCAGCAACTGAAACATTATTTTGAGATACTCTAGCTATATAAGGATCTGAATCTGTTTGATATATAGTGCTATATGGAGGATTAACGGTTGCGTCAATAAACATGTTGTTCTGTTCTGATATAGATGCAACTGTCATCGTGTTGTCTTTTGGGTAATAAGGCTCGTTATACGTAGGAGCAGTATTGTCAACAAAATTAGGCGTAACTCTACCAAATAGCTTAACATCACTTCTGTATTGAAGCTGTTCAGGTCCTACTTCTGTTAAGTCTCTAGGTACCTTGTTTATATTGTCGCTAATAAGAGATATATGAGCAATAGTGTTTAGTGGATCAGGCATATCAGCTCTTTGAGTAGAGGTGTAATCTGGATAATCGTTTAATATACCTGGTAAGTAAACGTTATAATAATCTGTTTCTGTTTGTTTTACAACTATTTTATAAGAATACCAACCTAAAGGATTGTAATTTGAATCATTAGCATCACCATTCCATAAGCCAGGAGTACCTGTTGTTATGTTAGCAACACTATTAACGCCTGCATTTACTAGTATTTTTAAAGAATCTCCAGGCCACGAGTGTATGTCGTTAACCGTTGGAGATACGGGTTCGCCTTTGTATGGATGATAATATGTTGATCCTTTAAAGTTCAAATCGTTACCTCCAGTTGTTATTGTTTTTATTTGTGTATCTATAGGAGAAAGTATAGTAGTGGATTGTCTTCCATATCTATCAGAAAGCACTATACCTACTTGATAGTTTCTATTCTGTTTTAAAGTGTGCTCAGGGTATTCCACTTCACTTGTAGTATAAAGTGAAGTATTAGCGTTAGAAACGTCAAACGTTGACTTTTTAGTAACAGCTATATCGTAATTTATAGTAGAAGGTGGAGTGTGTTTATCTTGAAAATTACCATAAACAACTCTATTGCTAATTATTTCTTGACTAAGGGCTCTAACTGGCACTTTATCATAAACTCTTATTATTTCCGATTCAGGTAGCGTTTTATAGGGTTTTCTAGATTGATAATCGTAAGAATAAAAATCTGTTGACAAACCAACAAAAGTACTAGAAGGTATTGAATCTAATGTCTTTACAGCTAACGAGTCAGACTCTTTCCAAACAATTTCTACTTGGGATACATCATAAGTAGATTCTAGATTTTGTCCTTGAACTGGTAATGGAATATGAAGTTTTACATTCGTTACTTTATTGCGCATGAATTCCACAATAGAACTTCTATAAGCTGAATCCTCATCACCACTTAAAAAATAACCATCTTGTTGTGGTATAAAAGCTTCTTGAGTAAAAGGAGCTAATATAGAGTATTCTCCATCAGAAAATTTAAATCTATAACTAAAAGATACAAATTTATTTTTTAAATAGTCAGGATCTCCAGGCCACTTAGCATCGTAGTACATGTTATCTGTAGTTCCGTCTGGTAGTTTTAAAGAAGTAACATCTTGCGCCGCGCAGACCCATTCATTACGATTAGGATTCACAACAGATGTAGAATTTGGAATAAATTCGTTTGTATCTTGGTAATATAGTTCTATTACCTCGTAAGGATTATATTTTGCTATAGATACTAAATCTTCTGAATTATAGTGAGATGAATTCGATTGCGCTGTGGATACGTTTATTTTTCTTGGTTGATTTCTGTTGTCGGTCCAAAACAATAAATTCTCTAAAGTATTTACAGCATTTATTGGATTAGTTTTAGAGAAATTCAAATAAGCACCACTAACCAGTTGACATGCTTCTGTAGTTAATGTGTTGTAAGAATATATGTAATTCAATGCCGCAGAAGAGTATAATAAACTTCCTGGAAAACCTGGATCAGTATAATTTGTTAAAAAAACAAATATAGTACTAGATACTATGTCGCTATATAAGCCTATTGATTTTAATGTTCCAGTATTGTGTCCTGCTAAAACGCTAAAATCAACTGGAACAGGATCATTACCACTTGTGTTTATAAGAGCTTTTGAGTTTCCTAAAGCGTTTTCTAAAGCACCAACGTCTTCTCCTTCTGATTTACTAACCTGTATATTGAATCCATTTCTATATTCACCTGAAGGTAGTAACCTACTATCAAGATCTTTATTCATTTTAGATTTTATAAAAGCATTTTTAACTTCAGCCATTCAATTTAGTATTTAATCCATTTAGATTTACCTCGAGCAATCTGAACAAACTCATTTAATTTTATATTTGATAATCTAATTTTAGCATTTCTTAGTTTAGCACTTTTTTCTCTTCTGAGTCTCTGTACAACATACTCAGGTTGATTTATTCTAGTAGCTATTATAGCATGAATAATATGAGCGTATAAAGCTTCTTCTGCTAACTTAGGTATTTTCATATCAGCATCATAACCTAAGCCATCAGAAATATATTCTAAAATTATTAGTTTTTGCGCTAAGTCACTAGAAAAAGACATTTTGCCGCTTTTTTCATTTATAGTGAACCATCCGTTTACTTGAGCTGTTTCAGGTTGTAAACCGTATCTTTGTCCAAAATAGTTATCTCCATACATACCACCATATCCTAAGCCGTCTGACAGTAGCATACCTGTCAAATTACTTTGAGCAGCATTGATTTGATCTAGATTATTTGCATTCCATCTAGTTTCAGTTTGAGAGGTAAATTGTAAATTTTGACTGTCACTTTCTTGTATAGGTAAACCTTCGTTGTCTTGAGCAGGTACTTCATATGGGTTGCTAGTAAGCGTTGTGGGGTATATAATATGCTTTATTCCTTGACCGTCAATCCAAGATACATTAACATAGTTTACGTAATCTTGAGGTAATGGAACACTTAAATTAGCAGGTATATTAAGTTCTTGAGATCTTATACTCTTTAAAGTATCATAGCTGAATTCTTGTAAGCCTCTTTTAGCAAAAAATATTACGTCAGTTGTTTTAGCACTTTGAATTAGTTTACCCGCACCAACATAGCCAACCATAAAATTAGTTATAACATCTTCTAACGAAGTATAAGCATAACCACCGTAGTTATCTTCTACTGTAGTTCCAAAAGCATCTCTATTGCCGTACTGACCTCCAAATTGACTTAGTAATTGAACTACAAAAGATTCTGTTCCAAGAGGTGGTATAGCTGCTAAAGTTATAACGTTATTTTCGACAGTGTACGCGTTTACATATTCTTGATATTGATTTGATAATCCAATAGGACTAACGTATAATCTAAAATTATTTAAATTGTATGTGTCTGTATTAGGATTGTAATTACCAAAAGTTAAGTCAGTGTTAAATGTAGTTGCTAATTCAGTACTAATTATAGGCGCTGCAAAGGTTTGAGAACCAGCGTAATACTGCGCATTTGTTTCTGTTATTAAACCATTATTAGGTATAGCCATTTTTTAACTTTTTTTATTTGTTTCTTCGGCTTGAACTAAAGCCGCTGCCGTTTGTATTATTTGAGGGTCTCTTATTATGATACCAGAATATAATAATATTTTTAAAATAACTTCAGTTTGCTCTGATACATGCAATTCAATGTCAGTAGAAAGAACGTTTTGATATTCGTATTGACCTAGTGATCCAGGAGCAAAACCCCATACTGCGTCCTTAGGTTTTCTCACGTAATCTACTTTTATTTTATCTATTATAGTTAACGGTTTTATAAAAAGCTTTTGATTTTCATAAAGATAAGCTGGATTTACAACGCTTGGCTTAGTTAGCTTAGATTGATTAGCATAATAAAATTCACGTCTATCTAGTCTTTGAACAACTTTTTCTTCGTTATAAAGCACGTTGCCTAATCTATAAAAAACAACTTCATCGCCATAAGAATCTATCGTTGGAAGTGAAAAGTAGTTGGTATTAGCTACAAGAGTTGCTGGTCCAAGTGTTTTAAATATAGCTATTTTCTCGTCAATATTTTCTTGTCTATCCGCATAATCTGTATCTGCCTGAGGCACACGTAGTTGCTGATTTAGATCATCAAAATACTTTTCAAATATTTCTAACTGTACTTGTGTTGCTACTTTGTTAAATTCAGGTGGCGTCATATAGCCTCGCTGTTCTTTATTAAGTATCATTAAAACAGTTTGATATACTGTGTTTACGTTTATAGCCATTGTTTATTATTATTAAAATAAAGGAGGCTTTCGCCTCCCTTATAATATTACATGTTAAGAGAACTTTTTCTCTATAGACTGGAATACTTGTATCCCTTCGTCTGTTTTGAAGAAAGATGCCATAGCTGAGTATGGATTTTCATCAAAAGGTATTGTCATTAATTTACGTCCATTAGATGCCCAAGTAAACGTTCTTTGATCGTCGGCAAGTTTTATAATATTTGCTTCAGTTGCTCTAATGGCAAAATTTCTAAGTTGAACGTTATCATCGTTAGCTAGATCTAAGAACAGTTTAGGATTATACTTAGCAAATAAGAATAAGTCTCTTTTAAGTTCCTTAGAACTCATGTCTGACACTTTAGATCCTAACTCTACACGAAGTATTGCTTCACATTGATCAATGTCAATGTTTTTAGCAACGTTTAAAGCCTCTAGCTCCATCTCTAATTCAAATAAATCATCTTTAGCATCTTCTTGGATATCTTGCTCTGTATATAGTATACTTAAAAGCGGGTGATATAAAGATAATATTTTTTGAAGTGCTTGATTTTCTTTAGTAACTAATAAACTTCCTTCTTTAAATCTAATATGGCCAAGCGTAGCTTCGCCAGCTTGTTCGTCTTTAAATGGAGAGTTTTGATTAGTTGCATATCTAACTTCTCTTTGTTCGTTTTTTTCAGCGTCATACCACAATAGTGGATGCCTTGCTGTATGTTTTGAAGGTATTTTTAATGTTAAAGGATTATGAGGTCCTTTTAAAAAATAAGTTCTGTCTTTTATTTCCCAAGACGAATCTTGAATTGTTTGTTTTTTAGCCATAATATAATATAATTTGATATTTAATAAGAGTAGAAGTTACCCTCGTCAGTTCAACGAGGGTAAATCTACTAGAGTAATTACACTCCTTTGAATAATACAAAGTTGTTAGCAGCTTGCACTACTAAACATCTTTCAGATAAGAAGTTAACTTCCATTGCATCAAGAGTACTTGTGAAAGCACCACCTGCTGATCCAGTTAACCAAGACTTCATACGACGATCTTCTGTTTGAGAAGCTCTGTATCGCACGTGTAAGAACGGTCTACGGATGTTAGTTCCTAAAATTTGATCGTATACTGTAGAAGTTCCAGCTGGCACTAAGATACCTTCGATAGAAGATGGTCCCGTTTGCGCGCCACGAGTAGAAGCGTCATTTAAGTATTTCCAGTCAGTTTTATAGAAGTCATAAGATCCTCTGCGGAAACCACTAAATCCAAGATTTAATGCCATTTCTTCAGAATTTTCAAATAATCCATAAGCAGTACCACCTTGAGATCCTTGAGATACAGCACTTAGCATGTTATCAAATTCTAGTGAAGTTGAACGTTGTAAAAACAACATGTTTTCTTCAATAGCTCCTTGAGTATCTAAGTTTTTCAAAATCTCATCAAAGTCATCAATTCCGCTTGCGCCACTAAATCCAACTTCAACATTACCTCTAGACTGTACAGCAGCAAATAAACCTTGAGTACCTTTAAACGTAGCTGCTAAAGCTGCTGATCCTGCCGCTGCAAGCTCACCTTCAATAACACTCATTTCTAAGTAATCTTCAAAACGTAAGCGAGTTTCAGATTCAGCTTTTAAATACCATAAGTATCCAGAAGTACCATCTTCAGTAGCAACTTCTACCCAACCGATCTGAGCCATGTCAGAACCATTGATAGTATAAGTATTACGAATGATGATAGGTGAATTAGAAAACTGAGTAAATGAAGGATCAATACTGATGTTAGTAGTTCCAACAGCTGGATTAACACCACCTGCTACAGAATTAGTTGTTTGAGATCCTTTATTAAATTCAGAACCGTATACAAAAATCTTAACGATAGCACCTAAACCAGCTGTGTTTGCAGCAGTATAAGGAGCAACTGTTAATTGACCAGCAGTAGCTGCTCCAGGAGCAGCTAAGCTACTAGCTGTAACGATACATTTTAATTCTTGACCAGCTCCATCCATAGCAACTATAGTTTGCCCTGGAGATACTACGTTAGTAATAGCCGGAAGACCAGCTGCAGCTACACGAACAGGAATAACAAGTACGTTAGCGCCTGCATTACCTACATTATCATAAGAGATATGTAGTCTGTTTTGTTCTGACCAAATAACTTGATCTGATGTCATTGGCATTTCAGCTCCAACCATACGTAAGAATCCAGAAAGAGTTCTATTTCCGTAACGTTCTACTTCTTGTTCGTAGATCTCAGGTAGATACTGTTGTGCGAAATCATTGGCGTTAGCACCGCCTGTGTTAAATGCTAAATAGTTTGTCGCTAACAGTTGTTGTTGTTGCGATGGTACTATCGAACCGAATTGTGGACTTAAAGCCATAATAGTTTAATTTTAATTGTTAAATTTTCTTGTTTTAATCTTAAGCTTTGAAGAATCAAGACCGCTAATTGCTTTTACTTTTAATCCATTAACAAATACATTACCATCTTGCGTTTTGCGAGGTTCTGTGCTTATGTTCTTAGATTTAGCTAGTTGACTTTTAATCGCGTCAGTTTTACCTTGTTCATAAAAGTGCTGCGCTATAGTGTCAGCATTTCGCGCTGCGTATAAAGCCTTGTGATAACCTTTTGTATCAACAACTTCTCCCTTGTCATTTAAGAACGTCTTAATGAATGTAGAGATGTCTTTTTGATTATCCCCAACCTTAACTGGATCCTTTATACCATATCTAAACTTTTTATCTCCAACTTTAAAATCAAAACCTTTGAAATTGCTGTTAAGAAGTTCGTCTGTTTGGCCGTGGAACTTGTTTTGGTTAGCTTTACTGAGCTCTTGCTCTTCGTTGTATCGGTTGAAAAAATCTGTAGCTTTTTGCTGCTCTTGATTTACTCCAGGTCTCAACTTGATCTCTGCATAGTATTCATCTTTAAGCGAACTCAAATAGCTTTTAGCTTTTGCAACTTCTTCTTTATATGCGAGTTTCTTTTTACGGATGTCTCGCGCTTCATCTAAATCCTCATCAAAATTAAAATTATCTTCAATTACGAAGTCAATTTCTTCTGAATCTAAATGTGGTTTAGCTTGTTTATAGTATTCTTTTAATAATGCTTCTCCATCTACATTACTGTAGTCTGCGTTTAATCTTGCATAGTCATCTATAGTACCACCTGTCTCTTTCATGAAAGAAACTAATTTTTCTAGATTTTCTGGAACATCTTGTGTTTCAGCTTGCGGTAGTACTTCTTTTTGTTCCTGTGAGGTAGTGGCGTTTTCAGTGCCTCCAACCATTGTGATCTCTTCAGAACTATTGTCTTCATCTTCTATTAATTCTAAAGGTGATTCTACTTCTTCACTTTTGATTTCAACTTTAGTAATCTCGCCGGACTGCTGTACTTGTTCTTCCACTTTAGGTATATCTCCGGTTTGTTTATCATCAACCATTGTTTCTGTTTCTCCGATTGGAATGGCATCTTCTGTTGGTTTTTTAGTTAAATCTACTTTGGTAATTTCTGGAATAGTATCCATGTCTTTGTATTTAGGCATGTGATGCTTAACTTTAAATTCACCTTCTTGTTTTACTTGTTCTGACATAATATAATATAATAAAATTAATAATTCACTATCTTGGCGTAAACTGCTCTAGTCCAAATCCATCTAGATTATCATTACCTGCTGATTCAAAACTCTTAGGTAATAAATCGTTTTGTCTTTGATCTATCAATTCACTTTGTTGTGTACCTTGCATTTGTAGTCTTTGATCTTTTCGATCTTCTATTTGTGCTTCTTTTTGAGTGTCTGCTTTTGCTCTCATTTCAGCTAATTTAATTTGATACGAAAACTCTTCGGCCATTAAACCTCTTTTTATTTGAGCTTCTTGCTCCATTCGTTCAATTTCAAATTGAGATTTAGCTTGTTCTATTTGAACTGTTGTTTGAGCTAATGCTTGTTGTTTCTGTACCTCTGCAGCTGCTGCTTTTTCTGCAGACTCACTATTAGCTTGAGCTTGTGCTTGAATGTTTTCCATTTGAGCAGCTCTTTCAGCAGCTTCATTTTCAGCTTGTCTAAACTTAAGTAATGTATTAGCTAGCTTTATATTCTGTATATTTCTTATATCTATAGCATCAGCTAGTTTTATACTTCCAGCTTGTAGCGCTATTTGTATACTTTTTTCTAATTGAGCTTTATCTTCTTCATCTGGCTCTAAATCTAAAAATATTCCAAAGTCATGTAAAGACAAAGAGTCTATTTCTTGAAGAGTAGCGACATTAAAAGCATTTATACTATTTAATAAAGAAGCTTTAGTTAAAGGAAACTGAAGCATATCACTGACTCTTAAACTAACATTTTCGCATGAACGTATAGTTAGATACATTAAAGACTGTAATATATGTCTTGTAGCTGTATTAGAATTAGCTGCTGCTAGTTTTTGCAAACCAACTAACGCATTTTTATCTGGAGAGCTACCATCTCTAGCTTCATTAAGCCCGGTTACATCGCGTATCATTTGTAAGTAATATTGATACGTTTGTATCATGGCTTGTATCTTAGATATACCTGAAGAACTTTGAAGTTCTTGAATAGGTATTTTACCTCTATTCATTTCGCCATCTTGAGTGAGCGATCTACCTACTATTGTACCTGTTTGGAAGTACATGTTTAGTGCTTCTGCTGCGTTATAATTTGTTCCGTTACCTAAATCAACCTCAGCTAAACCATCAACGTCTACATACACTCCATCTGGAACTAATCTAGCTAGCACTTGCTGTAGTTTAAGATGCGTCAATTGAATCATATCAGCAAAACCAGTTGTTCTACTTACTATAGACTCTATACGTCCTTGGTACATTCTAGGAGCAGATATAACGTAATTCATGTTAACCTTTGTAGTATCGCCGTAAGGTCGTGTCATGTTTTCAGACAATTCCCATTTAAGTATACTATCACCCATACCTAGTATTTTTGCTCCTGTATATAAAATCTCTATAGATCTTGAAGCTCTTTCAAAGTTGTCACTAGGCGGTGGATTAAAAGTATCTTGCTTTTCTAAGATTTTTTCTAGTCCTTGCTCTGTTTGTTTTATTTTAAATACTTGATCTTGATATGTCTTGTATTCAAAGAACAATACTTGATGTTGATTAACATCGCTATTAACCTGCCAATCGCTTTGAGCATAATTCTGACGTCCTGGATATTTTTGTATTCTTTCTAACTCTTCGTCTGTTAAAGCTGGAAACAATTTTTTTATTTCTGGAAGAGTTATGCTTTTTATCTCACCAACATAATATATGTCTTCAAAATTAGGATCATCTGTAGCTGAATAAACTAGATTAGCTGGATTTACGTAGTCTATAGTAATTCCTTCAGCCAAATTAAAACTAGTCTTAACTGCTGATATACCTAACACGGTTAAATCATAAGCTAATCTTTTTTTAGTTTCGTCAAATTTATTTGAATCAAGAACATTATTTATAACTTCTTCTTCAGCTATCTCAATGCTCTGCTTATAATTTAGTTGCATGTATAGATCTAACTCATCTTGATCTTTAGGAAGATTATCGGGATCTGTTGAGGCAAAGAAATTTTGACCTGTTGCTTGAGATAGTTTTTCTATTGCTGCTTTATTTTTAATGTCACGCATGGCATTAGAAGCAAAGTCAGTACGTTGTTTTAGCGCAAATGGATCAGAAGCAAATGAATTTAATTCATATCCTTTTTCAGTCATACCGTTAACCACAATATCTACAAACTTAGATAGCACGGGTATTGGTTTCCAGTCTAAATTTAAATAAGACAAATCACCATTATTTGACAATTCGTCTTTATATTTCTGCACAGGTTGTTCACCTCTAGCGTATAATCTTAGTCTATTAAAGTTCTGGAAATTATAGGAAAACCTATTCTGTCCACTGTTATTTCTAAACCACTCTTGTTCAATAGCGTTTCCAACAGCTAAACCATATTCAAATGATTTCTTTTCTTCTTCAGGTACCACCTGATCTGGAAAGATGCTATTATTATTAGTATAGACCATTTATTATATTATTTTTGAATTTTCACCTGTATTATTATATTTTCTAAAACCTAAAGACACTTTTGATATAACTCTTTGTGCTACAGGCGTATATCTATTTTTATTGCAAGCCATTATAGCTAAACCTGAGCTTATAGAAGCATCATGTTTTGTTCTGTTGTTTATATTGAACTTTTCCCAGTCTTCTAATGTTCTTTGAAAATACATGTTACCATAGCCTTGATCTTGTACGCCTATATGGTGTTCTATGTAATCTTCTATTGCAGCAGCGTGAGCTTGTTTTATATCCTCACTTGAGTTAGGTATTCCACCTATTTCTCTTTCGGTAACAGATAATTTATGCATGACCTTGTCTGGTCTATTCATAGAGTAACCTCTGTAACCTCTTCTTTTTATATAATACAAAAGTCTAGGTTTATTATTCTCTGCTAATATTGGCATACCATAAAAAACCAAAGCCATTAAAACGTCTTCAAAAAACATTTCAGCAGTTTGTGGTCTAGCTATGTATTCTAAAAAGAATAAATTAGGAGGAACGTCTTCCATTGAAAACTTAGTTAAACCATGTAAAGCACCATTGGATCCTCTACCATCTACCGTTCCTGATATGTCGTAACTATCACAGCCAAATGCACCACAATGATCGTTACCTGGATATTTTGTATTGTTTTTTAATATATACTTATTCTGCAAATTAATTGGAGGAACCCAACTAATGAAAAATCTACCATTTTTACTTGGTAAAAACATCACCCTAGTATCTTTAATCCCACCTTCCCATTGAAAATTACCCTGCGTAACAACATTAGTGTTACGAAGATCTTCATTATAGTCTATTTGCTCGTATATTTTAGTTAAATTAAACAAAGCTTGCTTAGCTTCATCTCTAAAAGCATGCTTAGTTGTTCTTGGAAATTGTCTATAGTATTCATTTAAACCGTCTTGATCTGTTTTCAAACCATCAACTTCATTCTCCCAATGTGATATAACACCTATATCTATGTCTTCTCCATCAATACCTTTAATTGGTTTTTTCGGAGTGTCGAATACAGGAAATCCATGAGTATCAATGTATCCTTCGTAGTTCCATTCCATAGGTATGAACAAACTATATAGTCCTGAACTAGTCTGTCCATTGCGGTTTCTTTCGGTGACGTCCGAAGCTTCGTATAGTTTCTTAAAATTTGCTCCACCTTTATCTAATGCGTTTGAGGTAGAACCCATCATACATTTTCCTACTATTTTTCTACCTAATCTTAAAGTTGTTTTCGTGACCCTCCAGTTGTTGAGGATGTTGTCCGGTCTCTCCCATTTACCCGATTCATCGTGGACGAGGAGCTTGAGTTTCTCTCCGTCGTACGAGTTGTCACCGGTGTTCTTCCAGTCGATCGTGGTATCGAGACCGTCTTGTATCTCCTCGCTGGCCTCTTTAATCGAGTTTCTCGTGAGCCGCTTAGACGGTACTTTGTAGGATAACTCCGTCTTTGGTCTTTCCATACCGTCTTGTACGGGCTTGAAAAAGAACGGGTAGTTAAGTGATATGGGTACAACCTTGTCTGTAAACATCTTCTTAGCATCAGCTCCCGATTTAGAGAGTATCCCAAACCTAGCATCTCTTGATATTGTAGCGAGGTTAACAGTGTCTGCGGATGCCATGAATGAGAATCCAGAACGCCTGTTCTTAAGATAGCACATTCCGTAACTACGGTTGTCTGC